GGTTCAAACGCTGTATTTGCATTTGATAGTACATTATCATATGAACTGACTGGTTCAACTGATTCTAGTGCTAAGGCAATCGATGTTGCTAAGAGACAATTCTCAGTAGCATTTCAAGGTGGGTTTGATGGATGTGCACCAACAATATCTCCTTACTTAGGAGGAACGATATCTGCTGGTAACTCTCAAGGATTTAACTTATCTAGTTCAACTGCAAGTGGTTCAGTTGCTTATGTAAAAGCAATCAACGCAGTATCTAATCCAGATGATTTCGATATCAACTTGGTATCTGCACCTGGTGTTGTAAGAAGATTACACTCTTATGTATTTGATAAGATTGTAGATATGGTAGAAGCTAGACAAGATGCATTCTTTATCGGTGATGTAACTGCCCAAGATGATAGTATAGGACAGGTAGTAACACAAGCTGAGGCAATCGATTCTAATTATGTAGGTACATATTACCCGTGGGTCAAAACAATTGATGGAAATACTAACAAATTAACGGCAGTTCCCCCATCAACATTACTACCTGGTATTTATGCTGCAAATGATAGAGTTGCTGCTGAGTGGTTTGCACCAGCTGGTTTAAACAGAGGTGGTATCGTAGGTGCTGTTTCTGTACTAAACAGATTAACACATGCTGAGAGAGATACTTTATATGAAGGAAAAGTTAACCCAATTGCTCAGTTCCCAGGCGAAGGAATTGTTGCTTTCGGACAAAAAACTTTACAAGATAAGGCATCAGCTTTAGATAGAATCAACGTAAGAAGATTGTTAATCAAAGTTAAGAAGTTTGTTGCAAGTACTTCGAGATACTTAGTATTCGAACAAAATACGGCACAAACAAGAAGTAGATTTATTAACACAGTACAACCTTATTTAGAAGGAGTACAACAAAGACAAGGGTTATATGCATTTAGAGTTGTAATGGATGAAACTAACAACACTCCAGATGTAATCGATAGAAACGTTTTAGCAGGTCAAATATTTTTACAACCTACAAAAACGGCTGAATTCATTGTAATTGATTTCAACATTCTACCGACTGGGGCATCATTCTCAGCTTAATTAAATGAAAAAATAGAAACTATATATTTATATTAGTAATAGGAGATAAACAAAAATGGCAGAAGTATTAGAATTTAACGATATGTTTTATACCAACTTCGAACCGAAGATGAAAAATAGATTCATCATGGAAATCGATGGTATCCCTTCATATCTTATCAAAACAGCTAACAGACCTTCAATTCAGTTTGAGGTTGTAACTCTTGACCACATTAACGTTAAGAGAAAACTTAAAGGAAAAGGTGAGTGGCAAGATGTAGAAATAACATTATATGACCCAATTGTACCAAGTGGTGCACAATCTGTAATGGAATGGGTAAGAACATCTCACGAATCCCTAACAGGTAGAGATGGATATGCTGATTTCTACAAAAAAGATATCAACTTTTATATGTTAGGACCTGTTGGTGATAAGATTGAACAATGGACTCTAAAAGGTGCATTTATCAACAACGCAGTGTTTAATGATGTTGACTGGAGTTCAAATGACCCGGCTGAAATCTCACTAACACTATCTTATGATTACGCAATCCTAGAATTCTAATACTAATAATATATTGAAGGAAGAAGGTTCTCTTAGTGAGAACCTTTTTTTATGTCCAATTTCTAACTTTTTAATTTTTATATATTTATATACAAACAAATAAATTAACGTTATGGCAAAATACGAATTTCCAACAGAGGTTATTGAACTCCCATCTAAAGGGAAAGTTTATCCTCAAGACAACCCATTATCAAAGGGTAGAGTAGAAATCAAGTATATGACTGCTAAAGAGGAGGATATACTTGCTTCACAAAATTTGATAAGAAAGGGGGTGGTGCTCGATAAGTTGTTTGAATCAGTAGTTGTTGATAAGGATATTGATATTAATGATATTGTAGTAGGTGATAAGAATGCAATTCTTCTCGCTACTCGTATTCTTGGATATGGTGCTGAATATAAAGTAGAAATTACTGACCCATTTACAGGCGAACAACAACCAACTACAATAGATTTATCTAAAATTCAAACAAAAGAAGTAGATGAATCAATACTAACTTCAAGTAATTTGTACGAATTCGAGTTACCAAAAGCAAAAAAGAAAATTAAGTTTAAATTACTTACACATAAAGATGAAACTGATATCAATGCAGAAATTGCTGCATTACAAAGATTACAAAAAGGAAAATCAGACGTAAGTAATGATGTTACAACTAGATTAAAATATATGATACAAGAGGTTGATGGGAATCAAGATAGAGGATTCATCAATACATTTGTACTAAATGGCTTATTGGCTTTGGATACAAGGGCATTACGAGCTTATGTTAAACAATTAAGTCCAGATATGGACATGAAGTTCAATTTCGTATCGAACATCACGGGTGAAGAGGAGGCTCTCGATATCCCCTTTGGGGTATCGTTTTTTTACCCTTCCGAATGACTATAGTATCCAGCTCCATGGTCAAATATGGGAGATGGTTAACTATGGTAATGGGTTTACTTGGAATGATGTTTACTTCATGCCTATCCATTGGAGAAGGTTCTACTTCAAGAAATTAGTAGATGCCAAGAAAAAGGAAAAAGAAGAATACGAAAAATCCTCTAAGAAATCAAGAGGACCAAATGTAAGAGTGAGGAAGTAAATTTCCTCACTTTTTTTATGCTCTATATTTATATAAGAAGAATTACATAGGAGAAACATATGTCAAAAGAAAAAACAAACGAAGGATTATTTGGTACTGCCAAAAAGTTTAGTGATTCATTCTTTAATGGATTACAAAAAAACACCCATGATAAGTTTATTCAGAGGGCTAGAAAAGCTGGTACTCCAAAAGTATTAACTGATAAAATGGAGAAAATCAGAAAAGAAAAAGCTGAACTCGATGCACTTATCAAAAAATATTCTAAATAAGGAGTATAAATGGCTGACGAAAGAAGTAGATTAGAGTTCCTAAAACAAATAGAGAACGCAGAGGCACGAATCAAACGTGCAAAAGATTCTACTGTCTTAAGCCAAATAAAAATAAATAAATACATTGATGAACAGAAGGCAAAAATAGTTGCCCTGGCAAAAGAGTTAAAGAAAGCTAATCAAGATACTCTTAACGAATATTCTAGTATGGAACAAAGTATAGGTTCTATATCAGGTGCGTATGGTAAACTTAGAGATAATCAAAAAGCAGCATTAGATTTAGCAGCAGGTGATGATAGGTTTACTGGTAAAAAATTACAATCACTACAAAAAGTTCAAGATTACAATCAACAAATATCTCAATTAGGAAGAGATGATATTCATCAAAAAGCAGCATTGTTGAGTATGCGTGATGAAGAAATGGCTAAGATTGGTGAAGGTATTCATGGTAATACTAAAATCTTACAAACTCTTAAAGACCAAAATTCATTAGCAGAAGATTATTCTAACCTCACCGATTTCCAAAAATCACAAATGGAAAATACCCATAAGGTATTAGAAGGTATAAAGGGTAGTATAAGTGGAGTATTGGATGTATTCAGTACACTTACATCAGGCCCATTGGGTATGTTAGGTACTGGTCTTATTGGAGCTGGATTTGCAATTGAGGCATTAGGAAAATCTGCTAAACAACTAGGAACATTCTTTACAGAATCTACAATGTCCGCAACAGTATTAGGACTTGTATTTGAAGATGCATTGGAAGTTGCCAAAGGATTGGCAAATGAAATGGGTGGTGTTGAAAATGCAACATTTGGTGCTCAACTTAAAACAAATTTACTAGCAACCAACTTAGGAATAGGTGGTGGTGAAGCAGCAAAATTAGTTGGAACATTTGCTAGATTAGGTGATGGAACAGCAGCCGCAGGTGCTGATATGTTATCACTTGTTAAATCTGCATCGATTGCAAATGGTGTAATTCCTGCTGCAGTTGCGGCTAAGAAACTCGGTTTAGAAATGTCATCATTAACAAACGTTACTGATGGATTATTAGATATAGAAAACTCCCTAACATCAGAGCTCGAATTAGGAGCAATGTTAGGTAAAAATATTAACTTCGAAGCAGCAAGAAGATTAGCATATGAAGGAGAGATAGGTTCAGCAGTTAAATCAGCAATAGAACAATTAGGTGGTGTTGAAGAATTTAACAAAATGGATATCTATCAGAAGAGAGAAGCTGCAAAGGCCTTAGGTGTTTCAGTAGAAGAACTTCAGAAGATGACATCCAATATGGATAAGTTAAACGCTGATGGTTCTATACAACAATCTCAGTTTGATATGATGAAAGAATCATTATCTGCAATTGCCAAAGGACCATTAGGTAATATGGTAAAAGGATTAGGTTCAGCTGCAGTTGCGGCTGGTCAAATGGGATTCAATGTTGCCGGAACTGCCAAACAACTTAAAAATAAGGTATTTGAAAAAGTAGGTTCACTATTTGGTGGTGGAGCACCTGCTTCTGGTAAAACACCATCTGTTGCAAAAACCCCAAAAGTTCCAAAAGGTGGTGGAGATGCAATCGGTGGAAAAGGAAGTATAACACAATCACTTGGTAAAATAAACATGAGTGCGGTACTAAAAGGAGCAGCGGCTTTATTAATAGTTGCAGCTGCAGTATTCGTGTTTGGTAAAGCAGTTCAAGAATTTATGAAAGTTAGTTGGAGTGCAGTTGGAATGGCGGTAGTATCTATGTTGGCTCTAGTTGGTTCAGTTGCTTTATTAGGTGCTATTATGAGTAGTGGAGTTGGAGCAGTTGCAATTCTTGCAGGTGCAGCCGCTATGTTGATTGTTGCTGGGGCTATGTTTGTTCTCGGAAAAGCAATACAAGAAATAGCAAAAGGAGCTGGTGTTGATTTCGCAACACTTGGTACTCAGTTATTGGCATTTGGATTGGCAGTTGTACCTCTTGGATTAATGGCTCTTCCAATATTCTTTGCATCGGCGGCATTAACTACACTAGGTATTGGTTTAACTGCATTTGGTATAGGATTACGAATGATACCATTTGAAACCTTAAACTTAGTAAAAGATACACTTACTAATATAGTACCACTAACGAGTGGAATAATATCACTTGCAGCAGGAATCACCGCATTGGCTGGTTCACTTTCATTATTAGGAATAGCTGGAATTGCTGCTTTACCTGGTCTGATGGCCTTATCAATGGTAGGTGGTATTAGTATGGCCTTAGGTGGATTGTTCGGTGGTGGTGAAAGTGAAGG